ATTTTCTTCTAAATCTGTTGTTGCAGCAACTGTATAATTTCTTTTATTTGAAGCAATATCATCTAACGCATCATTAATTAATTGAAACATATATTGTTCTGATTGTCTTCCAAATACTTTTTCAATTTGTTCAATTATATTTTTTGCTGTCATTATCTAGCTCCTTCTTTTTGAGCTTGTTGTGGAACACCTTGTGCTACTAATAATTGCATTCCTTTATCATAATCTTGTTGTAATTTTACTTGTTGAGTTTGATACCATTGATATTCTTGAACAAATTGCTGCATTTCAGCTGATAATGCTTGAATTGTTATTGCAGACATTTCAGAATCTTCTTCACTTTCAATCCAATATCTAACTTTTTCCCATCCTTGTTCATTTCCAGAAGAATTTGTAGCAGTAAAAGTTCCATCTTGGTCAGAGTGAACTATACTTGCATTCATCTCATTCATTTTATTTTGTAATACTTTAATTGCTGCATATAATACAACTAAATATTCAGCTTCATTTGGAAAATTAGTTATTGCAGAATCAGCACTAGCATCAATACTTGGATTTGCAATAACATAATAAACCCCAGACGATGAGGCTGGAAGTATATTTATTTTATTACCCTCAACGTAATAAACTGGGTCTGTAGATGAAGCATATTCAAGACTTGTTGAACTTGATGCTTTATGTTTATCCATTGGACGGATTTCTCTACATTCAACACTTCCTGCATAAACACTTCCAAGTTGTCCTGTAATCATAGTCTCTGCTTCAGAATTAGCAGCTGCAGATGTAAAAGTCTGTTTAGAATAACAGTATTCTTTTAACTTAGGAGGTAGTATATTTATAATTTCCCTTGTTCCATCCATCATCCATTGGTCTATTTCGGTTTCTGTCACTGAACCAGCTAATGATTGTATTTGAGCACTAAAAGTAGCCATTATCTATTATTCCTATCTGCGATATCTTGGTCAATTGTTGTTTGACTAAATTCTACTTGTGTTTGTCCACTCCATGTTGTTCTCATATTAACATGATTTGATGTTTTAAAATTATTGCCGAATACTCTACCACATTTACATTCACATGATACTTTCATATCAATGTCTACACACTTTTCACATTTTTCACACCAATATGTTCTCATTATTTTTTGCTCTTTGCTTTTTTTGCGTATTGGCTATGATGTACCTTTCCACCTTTTTCATACATTCCAATTGAATTATATCCTACTTTACCACCACCTGCATACATTTTTTGACTTCTCATCGCACCATCTGTTTGACCATTAGGTGCATAACTTATTTCCCAATTTGGGTCTGTATCAGCAATTTGTTTTGCTCTTTGTGTTCCTTCAGATGTATATGGTTGTTGAGAAACTACATCACCTGTAGTTTTATCTTTTACTGTTGGCATTATTTTCTCCTTTTTCTTGCATCATTACTTGGCGGTAATTTACCATATTTGTTGATGTATTCCAAATAGGTCTCAGTGCCTTTATTGACAGAGCTTTTTCTAATAACAAATTCACCACCTTCAACTTCAATAGGGATTCCTCCTTTATCATGAGATGGCCCATTCATCATCCCACCTTTTTGTGCTTTTTTAGAATGACTCCAACCTTTTTTTTCTAAACTTTTATGTTCTTTTAAAGTATTAGCTTTTTTAGATTTACCATCACCATACATCATATGAGGTTTAAAATCTTTTTTCATCTTACCTCCATCTTTCATAATATCTAATGTTTTAGGATAGCCCTTTTCTCCTGGCTTTGCAGGTTTTTCACCACGCTTACGTTTAGCATGTATATTTGCCCATAGTCCTTTTTTAGCCATTATTATCCTCCACCAGTTCCATCTTCAATAACTACTAAAACAAATACTTTATCTCCTTTTAGTTTACAAGAAGTAACTGAAAGAACTTCGTCTATCTGAAGAGCACTAGCGCCTGCATCTTGCTGACTTAAATAATCTTCAACTAATTTAGACATACTATCATTCCCTCTTGCATCAGTTTCTGTATTATCTAAAGCTGCAGCATCAGTAATAAATGATTTTGCTCTAATTGTGCTTGCCATAAATTACTCCTTACGTTTCTACAGTTACTATAACAAAAACTCTATCACCTTTTAATCCAGAACATGCTACTTTGATTTCTCTTGCACCTGCAGAACCTGCGGGTGTTAAACTTGTCAAATAATCTTCAACTTGTTTTGATAAAGAAGCTATTCCTCTTGCATCTGATTGGGTGTTATCTAAAGCTGTTGCATCTCCTATAAATGATTTTGCTACAAAAGCCATTTTTTCTCCTATTGTTAAAATTAAAATCTTAGTAGATTCGGAGGCTGCCTTTTAGTGACAACCTCCATAGTTCTACAAAACTATTAATCCTTATTGATTCGGATTATGATGTAGTTATAGCATTATTAATACCAGAGAAGACTGTTCCTACATATTCTCCTTTAGTAAACATTAACTCCACAACATCACCTTTCTGTGCTGAAGTACCAATAACTATATTTGATATTTGAGTACCAGCTGTTGAATTAGCTGCATCTCCACCTGCATCTTTTTGAACAAAGCTAACAATTGCACTACCTGCTGCTATTGTTATAGCATTGCCAGGAGTTTCTTCTTCTACTATAAATTTATAATAGACGCCATCTTCTCCTGTAGAAGCAGTTGGTAAAGTTATTGCAACTGTTCCACCTGCAGCGTCAAGCATAAAAACTTTTCCGCTATCTTCGTTAGTTAATGTTACATCAGCATTAATGGAATGAACTTTTTTCTTATGTGTAAAAGTAGAACTACTATTTACATTTAATATATCACTTCTCATTATTGTGCCTCCTCAAAGTTAAACAACGCATGTGTTTCTGGAAGAGTTATTTCAAGACCTGCTTCTGTAAGAATCATATCTTTTCTTAAATCTTCATCAGCTTGTTGTACATTTGTTGTAATTGAAGTATCTCTATTAACACCATTACCTACAAGAGGTCGGTAAGCAACATGGTCTAAATCAACCAATGCCATATACTCGCCAAACATTCCTCTAAATAAAGGTTCCCTTACAAGAGATATATCACCATGAACAGTTTCAACTTTCATAATCTTATGACCGAATGAACCATTAGATTGATTGAAGTTATATCTTGAGCCACCGCCATTAACAATTGAGTCACCAATAAATCCAGCGCCATCGCCTAATTTATTAAATAAAGAAATAACAGGTAATGAAGCCAAAGCTAATTTACTTGTATTTCCACCTCTTGCAGGGTCGAATACTACTTCAAGGTCTCTTAATAAAACATCATAAGTTAATGAAGCAGCTGCTACTGTTTTCAAGTAAGCTTGACCTTCTGTATATGTTAATTGCTCAGAGTCTTCTATTGTTTGAGATTGACCATTTGCAACAATATGTCCACAAATACCTTCAGTATAATTAACACCACCTGAAGATGCTCTTTGTCCAAATAACATTGCACGTTCAATATCAACTTTATGTTCTCTTAATTTAAGATTCCATATTCTTTCCCATTCATTAGCATACCCTTTATAAACAGTTGCACGAGCAGTATTACTCATTTCGCATGCTGTTTTAAATATTTGAGTATAACCATAATCATGGTCTAGTTCTTGTGACCATACATCTGGTGCACCAGTTCCTTCAGCAAAAGCTGTTCCAATAACCGTTGCTTTAGCATTAGCTCCTGCGTCAGCATCTGTACCAGGATTAGTCAACCATTTAATATCAATAGATGTTGAAGAGTTAACTGCTGTTATGATTGCATTTGCATGATTAGGTGCTCCACTATTTCCAGTTAAAGATTCAACAGAAATAACCATACCTTTAATAAGCCATGGTTGAGCTGCAGATATTGTTGCTGTAACTGTAGCATCTGCACTTACTGCTGCAAGATTAGTACTAATTACAAAACTTCTATCTGTATAAGCCATTTTAGTTCTGTCTTCTAAGAATCTAAACTGAGAATCTGTTGTGGCTACCTTTGCTACTTTTGATAAGTATGTAAAAAATGGAGACTCTTCTGGAGATAACTCTGCTACCCTATCACTAAAATCATATAATCGTCTTGAACCTAGCGATAAACTTAAAGCCGTCTGATTTCCAGGAGTGCCTGCATTTACTACACCACTATTGTAATTTGCCATTACATTTCTCCTTTTAATTTATCATTTATAATACACTTGTTCGACTTCCAGCTTTTTTAATAGATTCCCACATAGATTCTTCTTCACTTTTTCTCATAGGTTGCTCTCCATTTAAAACACCAGCTTGTTGAGGAGCATTTTGATTTTGACGAATTGAATCTAGAGGATTGAAGTTTCCTTCAGTATTATTTTCACTTTCAGTCGGTTGTTGAGTTACTGCTTGCCACATATTAATTGCACCATCAATACCATATTCAGCAGGATTTTTACTTGCAAAGTCTACAAATGATTGTATTTGCTCAGGATTTAATCCTTTATTAGCAAGTTCAGTTTGAAGTTTAGACATACCAACTTCTTTTTGAACTTCTCCTACTTGGCTTTGTACTGCATTATTAATAGTGTCTTGTAACTCTTGTTGTCGATATAAATACGACCTAGACGATGGGTCATTATAGGCTTCCCATGGGTCAAACTCATCCTTAGATAACTCAATGCGTTCAGGTTGGGTTGGTTGACCACCTTGTACCATTGTTGATATAGTATTAACTATATCTGGTCGTGATTCCAACATTTTACCAACTTGTTCATATTGTTTTAACTTTTGGTTTTCAACATGAAGTTTATCTTTTTCTGACTGAAAGTACTTGGCCTGTGACTCCCAATCACTATTAGATTCTTGTTGCTGAGTTGCTTCATCTTGCCCTACATTATCAGTAACTTGACCTTCTTCAAGATTGTTATTTTCTAATGCGTTATCCATACTATTCTCCTTTTCTTTGCAATTTCTCTTGCTTTCCTTGAGCTTCGCCACGTAATCGTAGCTTCTCTGCTTCGAGCTTGACTGCATTTTCGAGTTTACCAACTGCTGTTCTATTAGCAGATTTGGCTTCTGATTCCTGTGATTTTAACTCAGTTTTGAATTTCTCAACTTCTGTACGCTTCCTTGCTGAGATTGACTCTCTGTGAGCTGTTTGTAAATCACCTTGTAAATTCTTAACGGCTTCTTGAGCTTGTTGTAATTGTC